TCGCTCGTCAGCCGGCCGATGCGGCTACTCGTCGAAGAATTCTGCGAGGCCGACAATCACCACGTGCGGCAGGGTGATGATAAGATGAAGATCGAGTTTCGGACGAAGCGCGAGGCGCGGCCGTGGATCGTGGAGAAAAAGGTCGTGAACCTCTTCGTCACGAAATCCGATTACACCGTCGCCCAGTTCAGCAACGGCGAAGGCATCGAAGGCGAGGTCATCCGGTTCATGTCGATCGACCGCCAGCAAGACCACTGGTGGGTTGAAATCGGCGCGTTCTCCTCGGCGACGGGGCCGACCTACAAGCAGCTTTATTTCGGCCGCATCGAGACGCGGGACCAGCTTCGGCAGATGCAATGCCGTTACAAGGTGCAGGACGCGTGCGTCGCTCAAGATCGCGGTTACCGACCCGCGGACGTGGACCGAGATTGCGCCGACTTTGGCTGGCGAGGTATGCGCGGGCACGCACGGAAGACGTGGACGATGAAGGACGACGCGAGCGACAAGTTGATTAACTTCCCGTTCTCGGAGCCGCGCACGAGCGACTACCGCGGCGGGGATGTGTATTATTACGATTGGTCAGGCGATTACTTCAAAGACCTCTTGGCAAACGCGCTAGAGGCAAAGGGCGATCTCAAGTGGCTACTGCCGGCCGACGTCAATCCGCTCTACCTCGAACACCTGCGAGGCGAGTCGAAGGTTGAAATCCGCACCGGCGTCTGGGAGTGGCGCGAGGTTAAAAGCAACGCGCCGAATCACGGGCTCGACACCTCGGCGATGATGCTCTGCATGGCGACGATTGCCAACGTCGTGCGTTACACGCCGGTCAAAGACTGAGCCTAGTTTGACGTTTCGAGCCTTGGTATGCTCGACAACCCATTTCTCGGACTGGATAGCGCCACCCTGACGGCGCTCAAGACCAAGACAATTGACGCGATTCAAGCCGTGCTCCTCAACCAGAGTTACAGCCTCAACGGAAAGAGCGTGAGCCGCGCGGACCTCAACGCGCTGAACAATATGCTCGGGAACTTGCAGGACGCATTGACGGACGCGGCGGGCACGTCCACGGATACGACATTCGTGAGCTTCACGGGAAACTGAAATTATGGACAACGACATTTTCGACGCGTCAAAACTGATCGCCCAGAAACCGTGGCTCGACCGCGCGCTCGAAAACATCGCGCCGACGTGGGCGCTGAAGCGGCTGGAGGCTCGCGTCGCGAAGTCACTTTTCGAATACAATGCGGCGCGGACGAATCGGCTGTATGCTCCGAAACAATACGCGCAGCCAGCGGAGTCATCGCAGAACCAGCGGGACCGCGTCGTGATGATGTATGAGGCTCAGGACTTGGTGCAGAATTTCCCCGAGGCTCGCGAAATTTCGCGCAAGTTCGGGACGTATTTAACGCCCAACGAGTATTCTCCGACGACCGGCGATCGCGACTACAACCAGACCATCAGCGAGTATTTTCACGCTTGGTGCAAGACGTGCGACGTGACGAACCGGCACAGCTTCAAGAAGCTCGTGCAGCTCGCCGCCGAGGAGCGTCCGGTGGACGGTGACTGCGGCTTTGTCATCCGTCGCAGCGGCGAAGGGCTCAAGCTCCAGCTCGTGCCCGCGACGCGCATCGGCAATCCGAACGACACGGCGGTCGCGTCGAACAACTACTTTCAAGGCATCATCACGAACGACTTCGGCCAGCCGGTCGCTTATCGGATTTATCGCGTGAGTCGCGACGGCGTTTATTTCGGCGCGGAGGATATTCCTGCGAATCAGTTCTGTCACTACATGGACCCCTTTCGCGTGGACCAGTATCGCGGAATCACAGATTTCCACGCCGCGATTCAGACCGCGCGGATGCTCCACGACATCCTGCAAGCCGAGAAGGCGGGCGTGCGTTTCTCGTCGCAACAGGCCGCGCTGATCTTCAACGACCGGGGCATCGCGAATCCGCGCAATCTGTTCCAGCCGAATCCTGCGCTCTCGCTCCCGAACGGACAGCAGCAGAAGAACGAACTCACAGAGGTCGGAATGATTCGCTACTTTCAGAACAGCGACCGCGTGGAGGTAATGCCGTCGCGTCCATCGCAGGCGTTCACCGGCTTCGTGCAGCATCTCATGCACGAGATTGCTCTTGGCGTTGGCGTGCCCGAGGGAGTGTTGTTCGGGACACAGGACTACAAAGGCCCAAGCGTCCGCGCCGAGTTCGCCGCAGCTGACCGCGTATTCACGCGCCAGCAGGGCGTCCTCACCGACAAGGTCCTCGACCCGATCAAGGACGCCGTGATTCTCGACGCCATCGCGCGCGGGGAAATCCCGCCGCCTCCGCTTCTGGCCGGCGAGACGATGGTTCACGCGTTGCGCCGCGCGACCGCAGGCGAGTGGCGTTTTCCCGCGAAGCTCTCGATCGACGTGGGCCGCGAGTCGGCCGCGAACATGAACGAAAACCGGCAAGGCGCAAAGTCCTTGCAGGAAATCGCAGCCGAGGAAGGCACGGACGCCTTCACGCGATTGGAGCAGATCGCGATCGAAGCCGCTTACGTGAAACAGCTCGCCGAGAAGTATGGCGTGCCCGAGACGGCGATTCGGCTCACGACGAACTCCTTACCGAGCACACCCGCAGCCGCAGCCGCAGCAGGCGACGCGGTGGGCGTCAGCGCGGCAGAGGCGCAGGCGGCGAGCGTCACGGCTTCCGCGACAGGCGGCGAATCGACGGACGTGGCCGCTATCGCAGGCGTCGAATCATTCCCTGATGTATCGCCCGAACTCGCACCGCTCAACGGCGCGCAGATTGCGGCGGTGCTTTCCATCCTCGAGAATTTACGCGCGGGCGATCTCACGTCGGAAGCCGCCGAGACGCTCATGGTCTCCGCTGGCATGGCAAAAGAATCAGCAAGCAAGGTCGCCGGTTCCGTTGCGGGACTACCAAAGCAGCCGTCGAAAGTATCAGCTTCGGCGATGCACAACCGCATCCGACTTGCTCGCGCGCAGGAGGACAGCAACCTCGTCACGATCAACTTCGCGGATGGCTCTTACATCCCGAACGACGCGATGATCGCGAACGCGAAACGCGCGCTCGCCGCTCGCGAAAAAGCGACGCCATCGAATCGTGGCATGACCGCTGTCGGGCTTGCTCGCGCTCGCGACATCCTCAACAAGCGCCCGCTTTCCGAGGACACCGTGCGCCGAATGAAGGCGTATTTCGACCGCCATGAAATCGACAAGCAGGGCGCGACTTGGAAGACGCAAGGCAAGGGCTGGCAGGCGTGGAATGGCTGGGGAGGGGACGCGGGGCAGTCGTGGGCAAACGCAATCGTTGAGCGGCTGAACAAGCCGCAAGCCAACTCGGCGAAGAACGAAAGCCGCACTGAGTTTTCCGCCGCCACCGAGGTCGCGATGGTGCTCCACGAAAAGCCTGAGAACCCGAACGACTGGCTGACCGCCGTCGAGCAATACCGCAAGCAGCTCGACATCCGATGCGGAGAGGCCGCGAAGCCGATCGTCGGCAAATCAATCATCGAGCACACCTTTGCAACGCAGCCAACGAGCGCGAAGAAATAACAACTTTATGGATACACAGACGCAAATCGACCGGCTGATCGAGTTGGCAATCGTGCAACGCTCCGAGCTGAAACAGCTCGTCTCGGAATTGCCGCAACTTCGCGAGTATCTCGGCGCGGAAATCGAGCGCACTTTCGAAGAGACCGAGCCGCAGATTCGCACCGAGCTTGAAGAGTTCTGCCGCGCACGCGCGAGCGACGAACACGCGAAGACCGGAGCGGCACTCGCTGCGAAAGTTGAGCAGTTGTCGAAGCAGTTAGAGGTCACGACCGCCGCGAAATACTCGGTGCTCATGGCCGAGCGCGCGGAGAACGCGAACTTGCTCGCGAAGGCCGAGGCGCGCATCGAGGACGCGGCGTCAATGCTGACGCACGCCGTGAAGGAAATCGTCACGGACGAACTCTCACGCTTCCCGCGCGCTGGCGAAATCGACCAGCTTCGCAAGGAGTTTGCCGAACCTCGCGGGCTCAATCCTCGCGGCCGTTGGATGCCCGATGAAACTTACCAGCGGCTCGACTTGGTCACGATCAACGGCGACAGCTTCGTCTCGAACATCGACGGCAACCGCGAGCGCCCGAGCCGCACGGCTGGCGACTGGACGCTGAGCGCAGCGCGTGGCAACGGAGGCGGAGGTGGCGGTGTGACCTCGATGACCGACCTCGTGCCCGTGCCGAGCAACGGACAGCTCCTAATAGGCAACGGCTCGGCGTTCGTGAACTCGACGCTTACCGCTGGCACCGGCATCTCGATTTCCAACGGCGCAGGCTCGATCACGATCAGCGCGACCGACGGGAACATCACGCTCGACGACGGCACGGCGGCGGCTCCCTCGCTCAACTTTACCGACGACCCCAACACCGGACTCTACCGGCCAGCGGCGGACACGGTCG